GAACAACTATGGGTTTTGGTGATGCACTACGAACGCATCATCGCCCTTTTACTGGAGCAGCTAGATGACGACGATACGAGAAAAGATTTCGGCATATATCGAGGACCCCATCTTTCTTGAGCCGCCTACCTATGATGAAGCAATCATTGGCGTAGCAGAACAAGTTCACGGGTATTCAAGTGTTGCATACGACCGTCTTAAATTGGTGGAGATTGTGGCCCGATTTATGGCTAAAAACGATGCTGAAGATTATGTTGACTTCAACATTATCGGTTGCCAAATGGGCGAAGGTTTTCCGGTGATTGTTGATTTGGCATGCATCCAATGACCACACTACGAATCGACCTGGAAACGTACAGCGACGTCGATCTGAAGAAGTGCGGCGTGCATAAGTACGTCGAGTCGGACGCATTCGAGATCATGCTTTTCGGATACAAGTACGGCACCGGCCAAGTCAACGTCATCGACCTGGCCCAGGGCGAAGAGCTGCCCGCCCATATCATCCGAGCCCTTTACGATCCCAAGATTCTGAAGACCGCATACAACGCGGCCTTCGAGCTGGCTTGCCTGGGCAAGCACCTGGTCAACATGCTTGACGTCACCCAGTGGCGCTGCACCAGCGTCCACGCCCTGTACCTGGGCATGCCGGGCAACCTGAACGACGTGGGTTGCGTAGTCGGTCTGCCGCCTGACAAGCAGAAGATGTCCACCGGCTGGAGCCTGATCAAATACTTTTGCCTGCCATGCAAACCGACCAAGGCAAACGGTGGCCGCACGCGCAACCTGCCCCACCACGATCCGGCCAAGTGGGCTTTGTTCAAAGACTACTGCGGCAGGGACGTCGAGTCCGAAGATGCCATCGCAGAGAAGCTGGCCAAGTTCCCCGTGCCAGACAAGGAATGGAAGCTCTGGCATCTGGACCACCGCATGATGACCCAGGGCGCAAAGCTGGACCGCGCCCTGGTCCAGGCTGCCATCGAGTGCGACGGCATCGTGCGCGCCCGCACACTGGCCGAGGCTGAGAAGCTCACCGGCCTGGACAACCCCAACAGCCGCGACCAACTGCTGAAGTGGCTGCAAGAGGAAGAGGAAGACGACACCATCGTCGACCTGACCAAGAAGACCGTGCCCGGCCTGCTGGCCAACACCGACAGCGCCATCGTGCGCCGGGTGCTTGAGCTGCGCCAGGAGCTGGCCAAGACAAGCGTGTCCAAGTACCACGCCATGGCCAGGGCGATGTGCGCCGACGATTGCGTGCGCGGGCTGACCCAGTTCTACGGTGCCAACCGCACTGGCCGGTGGGCTGGCCGGATCGTGCAAGTGCAAAACCTGCCACAGAACAAGCTCAAAGACCTGGACCTGGCGCGCGACTTGTTGCGCAGCCGCCAGTACGACCTGCTGGAGATGCTCTACGGCAACGTGCCTGACACGCTGTCACAGCTCATCAGGACGGCTTTTATCGCTCGGCCAGGGGCTACCCTCATGCCGGTCGATTTCAGCGCCATTGAGGCCCGTGTGATCGCCTGGCTGGCCTGGTGCATGTGGCGTCTGGATGTGTTCAAGACCCACGGCAAAATCTACGAGGCATCAGCAGAGCAGATGTTCAAGCTGCCGCCTGGATCGGTGACCAAGAAGTCGCCCTACCGGCAGAAGGGCAAGATCGCCGAGCTGGCCCTGGGCTACCAGGGCGGAGCCGGTGCCCTGAAGACCATGGGCGCGCTGGCCATGGGCCTGACAGAGGACGAGCTGGACCCCATCAAGGACGCCTGGCGCACGGCCAACCCGGAGATCGTGGAGCTTTGGTACGCGGTCGAGCGTGCGGCCAAGCAGGCGGTGAGCCGCCGCAGCAGCGAAGTCCTGGTGGTTGCCAATGGCTGGGCTGTGCTGTGCTTCACCTGGGAGTCGGGCTTCCTCACGATCAAGCTCCCGTCCGGGCGCAAGCTGTTCTATGTCAAGCCACGCATTGAGTCCGAAGACCTGATCCGTGAGCTGGCCAGCGGCGCGCGCTTTACCGTGGCCCGCGCCGGGTCGTTGACATACGAGGGCATGGACCAGAAGACCAAGACCTGGACCAGGCTGCCCACCTACGGAGGCAAGCTGGTGGAGAACATCACCCAGGCCATTGCACGCGACTGCCTGGCCGAGTCCATGCTTGCCCTGGACGAGGCTGGCTACTCGCAACTGTTCACCGTCCACGACGAAGACATCGTCGAGACAACAGACCACGACGCCCTGCCCAAGATCGAAGAGATCATGGGGCGGGACATCGCATGGGCACCCGGCTTGCCTTTGCGGGCAGACGGATTTTCAACAACCTACTACATGAAGGAAATAGACTGATGAGCGCAGACGAAAAACAAGTGGGCGGCAGCCACTACAAAGACATGACGGTGCAGCCCTGGGCCGTGATGCAAGCCGTGATGACACACGAAGAGTTTGTCGGTTTTCTCAAAGGCAACATCATCAAATACGGGATGCGGGCGGGCCGCAAAGACGGGACCGATGACGCGGGCAAGCTCCAGCATTACATGGAAAAACTCGCCGAAGTGGAGAAGCCGGTATGGGCTTGAAAACGCTAGGCCCGGCTGACCTGGCCAAGCTCTTGCGCAGAAGCGAAGAGACCATCAAGTCAGACGCACGTCGCCGACCAGACGTACTGCCACCACGCTTCCGGGTACCCGGCAGCAGGCGTCTGGTATGGCTGGAGTCCGACGTCATCGCATGGATCGAGAAGATCAATGACAAACGACCAGCTTGAAGCGGCTGCATTAAAGCTGGCGGAGCTGCGCGGTGAGAGCCGCGCTACCGACCAGCAACTACGCCAGGAAATCAGGGAGCTGTACCAGGCATTGCAAGCCCTGGATTCGGTATTCAACAAGGACCTGCCAACATGAAACACGTCATCTACTTTTTCCAGATGCTGGGCTTCGTATCAACCCTAATAGTCGTGTGCTTCTACCTCGGCTATAAAACCGCTCAACCGAAATGCCGCACCGTGGCAGCGGTCTTTACGGAGCAGTGCAGATGAACGACGACGAGCTTGACGACCTGGCAGTCACCGCCATCTCGGTGATTGCCTTTATATTTTTTGTTGCCGGTCTTGGCTCTTTTGTTTGGTGGCTGATCGCATGATCCACGTTATTTTTATTCCGGTCTTGTTTGTCTGCATGAATGGCCAGTGCAACTTCATGCAAGGCACGCACTACGTCCGTGAAGCCGAGTGCCGCGCAGCGATAGATGCGCAGAAGAAGCGCCTGCAAGAGATGTCCCTCAAGGGCGGGCAGATGATCACGCTGATCGAAGGCACCTGCATCACAGCAAAGGACGGCATGCTATGACCTGGACCATCAAAATTATTTACCAGCCCGACGACAGGTCTAAACCCGAGGTGGGTATCCAACAAATGCTTACGGACAGAAGGGTTGAGCATGCTAATTTTGATATACGAGAAGCACACTTTGCGTTAATGCTAAAAGAACTTGACCGAAAGATTGAACATGAAAACACCTGAAGATGAAGCGTTCGAGGACATTGAGCGCAGACAAGGCGGCTTCCAAGCCAAGCGTGCAGCGGCTGCGGATAAGGTGCATGAGTATGTGCCACTTGTAGAAATTGAATATACCTTGTCGATGGCAGACATCAAAGAAGCATTGGCACAGCCAGCGCAGGAGCAAAACAAAATCACCTTCAGAACCAGTTCAAACTGGGTTATGCGCATCACCGCAGATAGGCGCATTGAAGTGAATGAGGGGGTCGAGGTGACCGAGGCCGCAAAGAAAGTGCTAGAAGCATTGCAGTCAATGTTGAAGCCAGCGCAGGAGCCTTGCGACATGGGCGCGATGTGCCTCGGATGTGAGCCGCGAAACCCTGACGGAAGTTGCCCCGACGCGCGATCAGCACAGGAGCCTGTGGCATGGATGTGGAAAGATATGCGTGGACAAGACGTTATTAGCTTGTTTGAGCCGCGATTGAATTCTATTCCCCTCTACACCGCCCCACCAAAGCGCGAATGGATAGAGCTGACATCTGAAGAAACACCAGGCTTCACCTCGCAAGAACTGGCCTTGGTGAAATATGCGAGCAGGGTTTTGCAGGAGAAGAACAATGGGTGACATGGCTGAAGTCTGGCGTGACTACAAAGCTTACAAGGATGAACGCAAGAAGCGCCTTGGTATGCCGTGCCCAGACTGCACAACTCGACTGCCGAAAGCCCAACCAAAGATTCTTATGCCAAACCAAAAATGCTGGTGCGGTTATGTAGACAAACGCGTAAGAGAAACCAAACTCAAGGAGAAGAACACATGAAATTTGTTCACCACGGGGAAC